TTTGGTACAAGTGTTGCTAAACTACAAGCTAGTAACACAGGTATATCTGATGCTGATGCATTTGGTACACCAACAAGTACATTACAAGTTAGTGCAACAGGATTAGCTAGTGGTCTAGCGTTTGGTACAAGCAGTCCTGAATTAGAAGCTAGTGCTACAAGTGCTACAACAACAAATGCATTTGGAACACTAGGTACTAAATTTAATGTAGCAGTAACTGGCTTTGCAGAAACAAACGCTGTAGGTAATGCGTTAGTAGTATTTAAGGATTGGTCAGTAGTGACCGCACCTAGCAGTACAGACTTTAGTGAAGTAACAGCTGCAAGTAGCACAGACTTTAGTGCCGTAGCTGCAGCAAGTAGTAGTGATTTTACACAAGTGGAGAACGAAGGTAGTTTATGAGAAGGTTTATAAAAGATTTATCTGGTGGCTTAAATTTAGCTAGACCACCACATTTAATAGATGACAACCAATGTTCTGTTGCAACTGATTGTGTATATAGGTCAGGTAAATGGCAAAAACGTGATGGATTTGCAAACTTAACTGCAACAACGGATACTGCAAAAGTATTAGAAATAACTGACCAAATACGAAATGATGGTACAGTAAGAAGATTTCATGCTACTACAAATAATATATATGAATGGAATGGTAGTAGCTATACAGCTAGATTAGCCGCAGGTAGTAATAGATTATCTACAGAAAAATTATTTTTTGCAGAAGCTAATAATGAAATCTATGTAACAGATAGTAAAAACGCTATAGCTAAATCAAGTACAGCAGGGTTTAGTGCTGTGTCTTGGGATACAAGTAGTTCAGGTAGAAACTTAACTGCAGCTCATGTAGTATTAGCATTTAATTCTAGATTGTTATTTTTTAATACAACAGACGGAACTGATGGTGAAGTTCCTAATAGAATATTATATACAGATGCGTCAGATTATGACCGTATATCTAATACAAATTTTCTTGATTTGAATTTTTCAGGCACACCAATTATTACAGCTAAAGTTTTAGGACAAAATTTTATTACAGTATTTAAGTCTGATTCAATAGTAACGTTGCAAGACCAAGGTAGTCCATTAATATTTGTACCAAAGAATAGACAACAAGTAGGTATTATAGGACCAAAAGCTGTAACTAATATACCAAATGCACAAGTGTTTGTAAGTAACGATGGTATCTATTTATTTAATGGAGCAGCTTTACGACCTATAGCAGATGAAACTATTGTTAATGAATTATTTAGTACATTAAATTATACATACAAAGATAACATATATTGTTGGACAGATTTCAAGAATAGAGAAGTAATCATACATTATCCAACTGGAAGTAATGAAGAACCCGACAGATGTTTTGTTTGGAATTATCAATTTAATGTGTGGAGTCAATGGACGTTTAGTGCATATGCAGGTTTTTATAGATATAGAACTGTAGCTATACCTGAAGTTTATTTTGGTGCTGGCTCTGGCATAGTAAAACAAAGAGATACATCAGGAACAGATGGTAGTTCAGCAATTACAACTACCTTAGCAACAAAGGCATATCATGGTAGCTATGGATTAAAAAGTCCATTAGCACAAGACCCTGACTCAGATTATGTACAAGTACAAAGAGTACAAACAGATGCTACACCAACAACCACTACTATATCTGTAGGAGTTGCTGACTTAGGCACAGACACGCCAACATATACAGATGAAACAATTAGTGATACAGACGGTAAAGCACCTAAAGCAGACTTTAGTGTTTATGGAAGATATGTTACAATTAAAGCAACAAATTTTACGGAAGTGTCTGAATTTATCTGTGAGTTAGAAGATGGAGGCGATAGCTAATGTCAGTTTACAGTAAGTTTGATGACATATCTTTGCCAGCTCCTCCTGTAGTTGTAACAGGAGATACGCTTCGTTATATAAGTAAAGACTTACCTCAGTTCTTAGATTCACAATATTTAGCTTTATTAGATTTTATATCTGCTGTACAATCAGAATTTTTGATTAGCAATAATCAAATAGTAGATGTAAGTGCTGATAAAGTCGCAAACAATACACAATTCTTAAATACAGTATTTGTTGGAGCAGAAAGTAAAATAAAACTAGATGGTCCAAATAATTTAATTAGTGTTGACGATAATCAAGGCACACCAGTTACTAGAGTTAAAATTGGTAAGTTAGGTTCATCAGCAACTAATGAATATGGTATACAAGTAATAGATGCAGCTGGTACTGTAAAGTTTCAAACAGGCACAAGCACATTTCTAGATGGCGGTATTATATCAGCAGATACTATTACAGCAACACAGATTGATGCAAACACAATAACAGCTACCGAGATAGCAGCAGACACAATAACAGCTGACGAAATTGCAGGTACAACTATTACTGCAGCAGAGTTAGCAGCTGGTGCTGTTACTGCTGGTAAAATAGATGTAAGCACCTTATCAGCTATATCTGCAAACTTAGGAACAATAACTGCTGGCACAATAACAGGTGGTTTGATACAGACTGCTACATCAGGTGCTAGAGTTGAATTAGCAACAACAGGTCTTAATGCATACAAAGCAGATGGTACACAAACTGTAGATGTAAATACAGATGGTACATTTAGATTTGGTCCTAGTGGCGGTAATAACATTGCATGGGACAATAGTACAATAACTGTAACTGGAGATATTATAGCTACAGGTAACATAGAAGATGGAGCTATAACAGTACCTACTGTAACAACAGGTACATCTTCTGATGGTAGTGATGTAAATTTAACGGTATCAACAAAAGGTGGAAATATTATAGGAACTATATCTGTAGTAGCTGTAGTCAGAGGTAGTGGTAGTGTAGGTCAAGGCAATGCTAATTTACAAGTAACAATAGATGGAAATACATTTAAGAATACATGTAGTTTTTATGCTACATCAGGTGGAGGTGCTGTAGTAACAGGGCGAAATCAAGATGGCAATACATGCACTGGTACATTTCTAGATGGTGACCCAGCAGGAAGTATAGATAGTGCAGCCGATACAACATATACGGTAGCTGTAAGTGTACAAGATAATAACAGTGACCTTACAGCAAGTGTACAAAGTTATACAGTATCATTAGTAACATTGGAGACGTTTAAATGAATAAGTGTGAATGTAAGAATAAAACTTTATTAAAAGAAAAATTAAAAGAATTAGAGCAACGCTATGAGCAGTCAAAAGCTGCAAGTGCGTATTTACAAGGACAAGTAATGCTAATAAAAGAATTACTAGAATGTTCTTGTGATGGAGAATGTGATTGCAAAAAGTAATACATGATTATCAAGAATACTATGTAGATAAATACATGGAAGAAGTAAAACCTCAACAAACTAGAGAAATAATAACACGAGGCTTGATATGGCATGTGCTTACTGAGGGTGGATGGGATTCAAAACCTATAGGACTTATGGGCTATAATCTTAACACTAACGGTCACGATGATAATATTTTGTATATAGAATTTTTATATATAGATAAACAATACAGAAAACGTCCTCGTTTGTGGTTTTCTAAGATAGTTGAGTTTTGTAAAAAATGGAATTACAACAATGTAGAAATACAAGCAAATCAAAAAACCAGTAAATGGGTAGAGCGTTTAGCAAAGAAAAAACCATCAGTATTAATTTACCAATTAAAAACTGATGAAGTAGGAGAACATTATGGGTGGTAGTAGCAAGCAAAAATCAGTAGATAAAAGTGTTAGTGGACCAAGTGATATACAATCATTTTATGGCAATTTAAGTAAAATGTTTACAACACAAACTCCAGCGTCTATGAACATAGGAGGACAATTATATAATCCACAAACACAGCAATTTACTCAATTAGAAAAACGTGTACCAGAACGTGAAAAAATGGGACAAGGTTCTGTTGAAGGCTTTATGCAGAATAAACAATTAGTTGATAGTATGGGAATACAACGATTGGCAGACGGTACAATTTTTATACCAGAAAATACATCAGAAGACCAGTTAGCATCAATTACACAAGGATTACAAGCAGGAACAAGTGATGCTGAATTAGGTATTACAAATTTTGGAGGAGAGTTATTACAAAAATATGGTTTTGATGAAATGGATTATACAAGTTTTTATGAAGCCTATGACCAAGGTACATTAGATTCAACCACATCAGGTATTGTATCAAGAGCATTAGAGATAGCTAATAATCCAGAAGGCGCAACAGAAGAACAAATTAGTCAAATATATGAAACAGCAGGAGCAAACTCTGCCTTTGCATTACCAGACCCACCATTACTAACAGATGTAGTAGCTCAAATTACTAATAATTTACCACCGGCTCAGATTAATTTTATTAACTCATTGTTAGTAGATTCAACTCAAGAAAGTATAGACGCAAGAGTAGACGAATATGCTGAAGCATTGTTTACTCAATTAGAAGACCAAGGTGAAGAATTTATACAAAGCACGATGGGAAATTTAGTTGCGGATTTAGGTGGAGCTAGTTCCGGTGCTGTATTAAATGTAGTCAAAGAAGGACTTATTGAACTTACCAAAGACGCTAACGCAAAAGTTGCTGGTGCTAAATTACAATTCTTACAAACAGCAATACAAGCTAGAGATACGGCAGCGAGTATGATAAAAGATTTGTTAGGTATAGGACAATCACAACAAGCATTATCTTTACAAAAAGACATGGCATTATTAGAATCAGAAGTAACAATACAAGCTGCAAAAATACAAGCTCATTTATCTTTACAGCAACAATTAAACACATCTCTTTTTAATGTGTTAGGTTTAGCACAAGATGAATATAGAACTTCACAGCAAGCTAGAATAAATAAACAAGCTGCTTTCTTAAATATGATAACAACCTTAGCTACAACAGGCACAGGAATAAATCAATCAGACAGAACACAAACTACAAGTCAACCAGCTTTCTCAGTTGGATTAGATTTAGGAATGTTAGCATTAGCAGGAGCAAGGTATTTTGGACCAGCACCAACTGGATAAATAGGAGAATCATATGGCAATAACAATTAAAAAAGGTAATTTTACTTTAGGATTTACAATACCAACGAGAGACCAATTAGAAAAAGAAAGATTGGCTGGTGCTAATGACAGAAGAGTACAAGTATATGATAACACTATACAAAATATGTTTAGTAAAAATGCGTCATCAACTCCTACACAAGATTACATGAGTGCAGTTACTCCTGTAAATAAAAAGTTTGGGCAATATGGAGAGGTGCTAGAGAAAAAATATCAACAAGATATAGACAATATAAACAATGTCACAAATATGCACAAAAAATTAAATACAGTGCCATACAGCAATATAACAGATGAGTTAAATAGATTGCAAGTTCAATTACAAAATGGTGAAATTAGTGGTTCAGCATTTGCAATAAAAGTAGCTAGTTTATATAAAAAAATGTATGACTCAAAAGCAGGAGTCTTAACTGATGATAATGTACTTAGGCTAAGTGCATTAGATACATCGTTAAAAGGTAATATAAAAAATTATAATACTTTGTATGGTACTACAAAGAAAAGTACACTTGACCCGACTACTGGAGTTTTAACATCACAACTAAATCCTCAAGCAGATAATCAAAGAACATTTCTAAGAACGGTACAAAGCTCAGGTAAAGTCGATTTTAGTAACATAGCTATTCCAAGTGTTAACGAAGAGCAAACAAAAGTATTTGGTAAGACAACTAGAAAATTAGATTTCTACGCAAAAGATGGTGATATAAATTTAAGCAATACTCTTACACCAATTATGGAAGAACTTATTTTTGCAAACATATTAGGTGATATACAAGTTACAAATCCAGATTTAGTTGAAGGTTATACTGATGGGCTTAATTCAATGGGAATACAAGGCGATAATATTAAGGAAGGTATTCAAACTAGAGTTAGAGTGTTAGTTAGAGAAGGGCTCAAAAAAGCTGGTATAGAAGTTATTCCAGAACAAGAAGATGCTATTGTAACTGAAGTAATAGACGAAATAGCTAAACAAACAGAAGCAGCCAAAGACAGTGGTAATTATACTAACGAAGAGTTAGTAAATTATGCAGACTCAGGTCTTAAAGCTGAAATGGAATTTAATCAATTAGCAAAAAACATAGATACACAATTTATGACTAACGTAAAAAGTTTTTCTGAAGTTAATGATTTACTGACATTAATGAAAGACCAATTAAATATAGAAGAGTTAATAGAAAACTCTGATAAGTTTGATGACAACGAAAAACAATTACTATTAAAAAACTTAGATAACATTTTAGTAGGCGCTTTTGTAAACAAAGGAGCTGCCGGTAGTTCGGAAGAAGTTTTACTTGGTAAAGGTTTAATTGTTATGACTAAATTCTTAGAAGATTTAGGAATAGAAACTATTAATCCTAGTGAGTTAGCTAAAAGTTTGAAGATAACAGAAGAAAATAAAGACTTATGGGTTAGAGCAATGAAAAGAATTAACACTGCTAAACGAGATTCAGTAGCAATCTTAGAAGAACACCCTGAGTTAAAAACAAGATATAACAATTATTATGACCCATTTGATGTAAGTCAAAAATATTCAGGAATTAACATCAATTTAACTTCTGCATTAACAGGAGAAACAATTAATTTAGCCGAAAATGAAACTATAACTGATAAAGAAAATAAAGATTTATTAAGTGTGTTAGAAGAATTCAGTCGTCAAAAACAAGGAACAGCTACCGTAGCACAAGCCGCCACACCAACAGAAGATAATGAGTTAGGCTACACTGTTAGCGACAATGAAATAGGTGAATATAAAACTGCGGCTATCGAAACAATTGTGAAATATAATATGTTAGATGATATGGAATTATTAAATAGATTTATTGCTAATTATACATTAGAGATAGACGAAAACATGTCTGTAGAATTACAGGATAAATTCAAAGACATGGTATTAAATACGATTAACACAGATAGTGCTGCCGTATAGGGAGATATTAATATGTTACCTGAATTTGAGATATTAGAGGCTAAAGACAAACTACGTAAAGGTCCAGAAAGAGATAGGTCTGGTAAAATTAAAGTTGAAATTGCTGAACAAGTGTACAACGGGTTACTGCCTGTTAAACAGCCAGAGGATACAACTAATGTAGTAGATAAACGTTTGTTAAGTGATAGTGTGGCTTATAGTTTAGCAAGCCAAGGACGTTTATTTGATGCATACGGGTCAGCTGGTATACCTGCAGGAGAATTCTCTCAACATCAATATGGAATAACAGCAAACTTTGGACGAGGATTGTATGAATATACATTAGGTATATTACCAATGTTTGAACGAAATGCTTTGTCATTTATAGAACCAGTTACTACAGGTGAAAAAGCAGCAAACATATTTGGATTATTTGGTGGTACATTAGCATCTATACTTAGTGGTAATGCTCTTGTTGGTGCTGGAATTAAATCTGCTGGCGGAGCTATTGCTAATTTTGCTAATTGGGCTAAAGAAACAAAAAATGTATCAAGTGCAGCAAAGTTAATTACAAAATTAGATGAGTACAGACAAAATCCAATACTAGCTCGATTAACTAATCAAATAGTAAAAGGTAGTCCAACCGGAAGTGCAAGACCAGTAGCTCACATAGGTCGAATGACTGGTGGTGAATTAACAAAAATAACTGGACAATTAACAAGTGAAACTGTAATTGGTGCTCATTTATTTGATATGAGTTATGTTGAATCAGCTTTATGGTCTATAGGTGGTCACGGATTAGTTAGAGGTATACAAGGTCTAATTAAAAATACTCCTCGTAATCCTAGAGTGCAAGGCGAGTTTGCATCTCATAAGTATCAATTATTAGAAGATATAGGTCTATTAACTAGAGAAGGTAGTGAATCAATTGATGAAGCTATTAAGGCTACAGCTAAAACAGCAGACGATTTAACTGAACCATTTAGACCGGGCAGGGCAGCACTAGCCAAAGTATTAAAAGGAGATGACACTTCTGTACAACAATCTAGACAATTAGATTCAACAATTTTTGGAGAACAACCACAAGTACGAAAAATCACTTCAGACTTAGGTAAAAAATTTGCAGACATAGAAAAACTAATTAAAAGTTTTATTGATGAAGCAGACACCGGGTTGGCAGCTATCGTAGCTAAGAATTTAGGTAAGACTGTACCAACTAAAGGAATAAGTAAAGCTAACCTAAACAATCTGTTAATTAAACCATTACGAGAAAATTACGAAGCATACGTTAAAACAATTAAACAATCCGTAGATGAATTAGGAGATGCTAACATTAATAGGACTTCAGGCATGTTTAGTCCTGTAGATGCACAAGTTCTTAGACCTAGAGGTAGTAAAGTTATTGTTGATGGTACAAACGTAGCTCAATACAAAAAATTAGTAACTAAAAGAGTTAATAGCAGTAGCTATGACCATTTAGATAGTATGGATAAAGATTTAGTTATTGGGTTTTTTCATGAGCAATTAGACTTTTTAGCTAGCTCAACCGCAAAGATGCGAAAAACAGCAGCGGTAGCAGATAGTTTTAAGTTAGGTAAAGTTAAAACACCTGCAGCTAAATTTAATCTTAGTGGTATGGAAAAGTTAGTAGATAATGTATTAGAATCTACCAGCATTTACAAAAACAAACTTAATTTATATTTACCACCAACTGCAACAACAAAAGACGTAGCAAGAGCTACTAAACAATTATTAAAATTTACAGAGAAAATGAGTAAAAAGTTTGATACAGACCGTACCTTATTTAAGAAAGCAAAAGATATTGAAGACTTAGTTAAGAAGTTAGACAAGCTAGATGAAATAGGAATGTTAGGTCCAAACTCTGTAGTTAATCAATTCTCAGATTCAATATCAAATTTACGTAATTTAATTTTAGCAAACAAGTTCCTAAACCATCACGGTAATCTAGCAATAGCTATGCGTGGGATTATAGATGATTTACAACCACTTGTTACTAACCCAAAACAAGTTAATCCATTAACTAAACAACGAATTGAACAAATGAATGATATAGTAGGTCAAACAATATTTGATGGGTTTGACTTAAATACTTTGCAACGTACTGTAGCATCAACTGCTAAAGAACATGCAGCTAACATAGCAAAACATGAGCCTAAATTACGAGATATAACTGTTTCATATGTAAAAAATGATTTAGATAATTTATTAAAAACTCCGTCACAAGATAAACTTGTAATACAAGCACAACGAGAATTAGCCGCTATACAAAACGTGCCTGCAAATGCACAACTAGCAGCAAGAGACCAGTTAGCTAGAAAAATTACCAATGAATTATTAAACAATGACCCTACATTTAGAAGAGCTTTATTAGGTAAAGATTATAGAAGTCATGAGTTACATCATATAGCTGAATTAATTAATAGTCGTAATAATCCACACAAAGTAATTAAATTAATTAATCAAGCTGATATGTCTTCAGCAAGAAATGTAGCTAATACTGCGGAACAAGCAGCTATAAATAAAATAAAACCTAAACCTGCTACAAAAAGTAAAAACAAACGAGAACAAACTAAAGTAGAAGATGCGCAGAAAACATTAGAAGAAACTACCGCCAAAGAATTAGAAGGAACAAGTGATATAGGTACACATTCTAGTGCATTGCTACGAGGCATGAAAAAGTTTTTGAATTTGTTTAGGTCTAGTACAAGAATGGTACAAGATACTGCTTATGGTGGTGCTATTAAATTTATAAACAATGCGGAATCTAGTAGTAGATTATTTCAATTAGATTTAGTTAAAGGCGGATTCTTAGATAGCGCAATAAAACCAATGAAAACAGTATATAGGTCACTTAATTCTCAGAATAAAGTTATAGCAAATGATGCAATTATTAGGATTGAACAAATAGCAGATGATATTGCTACAAAAAATCCTAATACAGCTTACGATGATTTATTAGAATTAATTGAACCAGAAGTAAATAGAGTTATATCTACATTACCAGATGATGTACAAAGTTTCGTAAAAGAACATAAAAAGTTTTATGATACATTCTGGGATGATGTGTTAGTTCCAGCGGAAAAAGAAATATTAGATAGTATTAGACGTGGTGAGCAAGTTAATGCTGCCGGTAATATTATAAAACTAAGTGATGCTAATTTTGCTTTACCAAAACGTATACCTTACTACTATCCTCACATGAGAATAGGTGATTTGAAAGTAAGTTATATAGGTGCTAACAACAACATGGTAACTATTGGTTATGTAAAAAGTGCAGACGAAGCAGAAAAACTTATTACAAAAGTGTTATCCGGTAAAAAACCTAGGTCCTTACGTGGAGTTGATGGTGATTTATCTTCAGGGCGTATAAGTGTCTTAGAAGTAGATGGTGCACTAGGAACAGTAGACAATGAGTTACCTGAAATAGGTGCAGCATTATTCAATGAAGTTGGATTAAACTCTGTGTCTGTATCAGAACTTAAGAAAGCTATTCGTGGTGGGAATAAAAAATTCTTTGCTAATAAATTTAGAGTTAACAATAGTAATATTAAAAATCGTTCTGATAAATTACGTAACATAGATACAAATGTTATGGACGTAGCGTTTACTTATGCTGTTAAACAATTAAGATATAAACACTATGCTCGACTAGCTTTGGATGCTAATACGGAAATATCTAAATTAAGAAACTTTAGCACTGCAGAATCAGCAGGTAAAGAATTAGCAGATTTTCTAGAAGCAAAAGCAAGTGAATTATTTGGTAGACCATACAAAGCAGAGAAAGAAATAGATGCTATTTTAGGCACTATAGAGAAAGCTATCCGTGAAGTACCTGGTGTAAATAGATTGTTTAGTACAGCTAATTATCAGCCGGGCACTCGTAGATTACGTAGTTTAGTTTCAACTAGTTTGGCTTTATCTCGTATTAGTACATTAGGTATTAACTTATTATCAGCGGCAGTACAAACTACAATGTTACCATTATCAGTATTACCGGCTTTTGGTATACGTAATGGGGGTAAGATTGCTAAGAGTATTTTTAATCACTTAGCTAGACGTAACAATTCTGAATTAACAAAAGCATTAGATGAAGTAGGTCCTTACATAGGTATCGCAGATGAAGGAAAAAGTATTGCAAGTATTGGTGCTAGAGATTTAACTGAAGGTCTTACCGGATTAAGTAAAACTCAATTGCAAACTATTTTTAATCATATTGAAGATGCATCTTTGTATTTATTTAACAAAGGTGATAGATTCCCAAGACGTGTTGCGGCATCAATGGCTCATTCTACTGCAGATGATGTATATAATAATGTTGTTAAAAAACTAGCAGAAAAAGGACATACAATACAAAGTATTACTAAAGATGAAATTTACAATATATATAAACTAAGAAATCAAGCAGGGTTAACTAACTTAAATACTGCTGAGTATAGAATGTTAGTGTTACTCAAAGATTATAAATCTTTAACTAAGTTTAAGGATGGTGCTAAGAATCCAAGGTCAATGGTTGAAAGAGTTGTAACAGGTAAAGGCGACCAATATAAGTTCAAAATTACTGATGAAAATTTACGTAAAAACTTTATGATAGAGATAGCTAATGATACTAACTTTATCTATAGTACAATGGAGAATCCTAAGCTATTAAATCATCCATTACTAAAACCAGCTACACAATTTAAGGTGTTTACAACTAAATACTTTGAGCGTTTATACGGAGCTGGAGCACGTAATAGAAAAGAATTCGCAGAAATGATTACAATTTTAGGACTTATGGCAGGACCATTAGCAATACCGGGTGCAAGAGAAATGCTAGCTATTGCTGATATCTTTACACAAGGCGATAGTGCAACTGCTAATGCACAAGACTTTATGTATAAAACATTTGGTAAGTTTGGTTATGCTGGTATACCTGGAATGTTAGGGTATGACTTCTCATCAAGAGCACAAGTTGGAACAGTGCAGTCATTATTATTTCAAGGAATTACAGACCAACCACAACCTTTTGGTATCTTTGCTACAGGAGCAATAGATTCAATGAGTAGATTTGCTAAAGCATATAAAGGTGATGCTATTGATACAAGTTTTATACAACAAATTTATCCAGTATTACCACAAGCAATCAAGAATGTAGTAGATGTAATTGATTATGCTAAATATGGTGAGCTATATAATTATAACACTCAACTAGGTGGTATTAAAATGACTGGTGACGAGATAGATGCTTTTAGTGGTAAGATGTTTCCAAAAGCTGGTAACTTTTTACGATTTGCTATTGGCTTAAAAACTACAGAACAGGGACGTTTAGACCAGATACTTAGAAATGCTAGACAAAGAAACCTAATACTAAGAGATGGAGAACGAGCAACCAAAGCACAGATACTACGTTTATACAATGCGGGGGATACAGGTCAAGCATTTAGATTAGCTCAGTCTTTAGGATTAACTGAAGCTGAATATAAACGATTAATTAAAGGGCAAGGACAACTTAGGAAACGAACAAGAAGTCTAGACCCAACAATCAAAGAAGAAACAATAGGATTAATAAAAGACATTAATCCTGATTTATAAGGAGGATACAATGGATAGCATAATGGAATACATACCGTGGGCGTTTTCTGGATTACTTACAATCGCTGGTTATCTATTCAAAGGTAAATATACACAACTAAAAAAAGTTATTGATACATTTACTGATATGATAGAAGACGATAAAGTAACACCTGAAGAATGGAAAACATTCACAACAGAAGCAAAGAAATTAATAGGTAAGTAAATGGAAGTAAAAGGTTGGATAAATTTAGGTGATGAATACAAACCAATTGAACTATTGGTAGTATCACGAGAGATGATAGAGATTATTGCGAAAGATAAAGGTGTATATTCTGAAGACGATTACACCGAAGGTCTATGGGTGCATGATGAAAATGCTATTTACTTAGTAGATAAACCTGTACACACATCACCTGAATTTATTTTATTACACGAGTTTATGCATTGCGTTGAAGATTTAACAGCACATCATGACGATGAAGAAAATAGAATAGACGCAAAGGCACACCTGTTATTAGCTTTTATTAAATACAACGGGGACTTAATACAAACAATTGTTAGAAAGGAGTTATATAATTAATGGGACACTTAAATTCATTCACGGTAACAGACGAAACAGGTAAACATTACTTGTTAAAAAGTAGTGGTTATAAAAATAGAGATGAAGCTACCAAAGCCTGGCGTAAAGGAGAGAATCCAGAGTTAGGAGTTTTTGATTCCGAAGAAGAAGCAACTAATGCAAGTAAACGAATGTCAGAAGAAAGTGACCATACAGAACCGTTTATACGTAGAGAACTTGGACCATTGTCATATAATGTTAAAAATAAAAACTATGATATGGATAAAGCATTTAGTAATTTTGTAGGTCCTGATGGTGAAAATTTTGAAGAGTTTGTCTTAGGGTTTTTACCAGCTGGTCGTATTAAAAAAGTAGGTAAACTTGCTAAGAAAGGATTAAAACTTATTCAAGGCGGAGGTAAACCTGGTTCAGCTGAGGTATTACTAAAACGTGGGGAACTAACCAACGTAGAAGGAGTAATAGGTTCTTTTGATAAGGCTATAAGAGGTATACAATTAAGTAAAGTATTACGTAGTAAAAACGCTAGTATTACAAATAACAAAGACGCACAAGAAGACTGGTTTCTCAAAGCATTTTACACGTTTAAGGATTATGCAGATAAGTATGAAAAATTTATTAACCCAACCACCTTTTCAAATCGAGTTATATCTATAGCAAAAGAGTTAAACATAAAACCTGTTAAAGGTATGGACATGACATTTAAGAATAAACTTAAAGCACTGATACCAGTTGGCATGGCAGACCCTTACTACGGTAGTGAAGATAATATATTTAATACAGACAAATTAGCGGCAAGAGCTATAGCTAGAGATTTATATAACAAATCACAAAGTAATAAATATGTAACAACAGAAGCCTTGTTACGTAGTTACGGAGACCCAGCTAAGCTAGGAGCACAGATGGCAGTCTACACAGGCATTGACGCATTTAAGAATAAAACTGGAATGAGTTCTACTTTACCTGTGCATAACCCTACACAACTAGGTATAATGGCTTCAGGACTAGTTAATGCACTTACAGATTCAGAAACATACCAAACAGTCTATAGAAGTATATTTACAAACCCGCAGGAAAATCACGATATAGGATACTGGGGTAGTAAAAAATTAATAAATCAACCTACAGCAGAGCGATTACCCGATGTCCCCTCAACTGAATATTTACCAGAATCAATAAAACAAATGACTAAAGGCTATATGCAAGATGGCAACTTAGTAAACGAAGCAATTAAACAAACTGAGTTTGTTAAACAACAAGCACCAAAACAACAACCTAACCCAGACGTTATTAAGGAGTTAGTGAATTCTATAAGGAGATAAATGAAAAACACACTTATAATTATTATCGCAGTAATTTTTATAGGAGCTATATCTTACGCTACAGATAATAGCACTAGTAACCAAACAAATACAAGTGGCTCAAACACTAGTATTAGTGGCGGGTATACCAGTACAACAACAAACAGTTATTCTGGCGGACAAACCAACACTACGACTAACAGTACAAGTAACAACACAGAGAGTCAAGCAATACCAGTAAGTTCTGCAATAGCACCTAGTATGAGTAGTTATTCACAAGACTTATGTGTAGTAGGAGTAAGTGGTGGTGTGCAAATGACTGGATTTGGTGTAGCTGGTGGTACGTTTATAACTGATGAAAACTGTGAAAGAATGAAACTAAGTAAATTATTATATGACTTTAACATGCGTGTAGCTAGTATAGCTATACTGTGTCAGGATGATAGAGTCTTTTCTGCTATGGAAAACGCTGGTACACCTTG